CATACATGTTCAACCAGAATCTTCCATATCCATAGATGGTTCTTCTTTTGATAGCACTCAATATGAATGTCTTCAAGAGTCTGTCGACGCTATATTCTGGGATTTGATCTCACCTGTCCTCTCGGAACACTTATTTTGTGAATCTAAATATTAACCGGCAAATAAGGAGTTGTTTATAAAAAATTTGATTAGGGATGCTAAGGCTACTACCCAATACCTATTTGTGACCATCCCTAATTAAGTGGAATACACTTGGTCTTAAAGTGAGGAGAAGATGTTCAAGAGAGATTGGCCTAACGAAGACTTGGCTACAGCGAAGAGAATGTACATTCCCACAGCGGTTCATGGAACTACGTTTTCCGGCCACCCCACAGCCACCACGTTGGGTAACACTCTTCGCTCAATATGCTATATCAGATTTTATTTTGAGAGGGCCGGTATGGATATATCCAGATCTAGATATTTCGCAGCGGGAGATGATGTCAACATCTTTGTTCCCCCAGGATAAGAATAGCGACTAATGGACACGATACTCTCAGTCACTAATCGAGACAATGTACCTAGATAAGGGACCCTGGGATAAATCATTAGATACATAAATTTATCTAAATGGGATTAAGTTGATTTCTGCTCAAAGTGGAGCTTTTCCAATGGTTCTTACTCTTCGTTTTATTTCACCAGGGATTGTAAACGAACTCTTGTCACTAGATTATTTTACTCTGGAACCTTGACCCGGTTCTTGTCAAATCCCGATTTATATGTTTCAGCTATGTTAGAAGGTTTTCGTTCAGAGCACTTATCTAAGCTCCTAGAAGACTTGATATAAGTTCGTTGTGTGGAGTTCACCCCGGGCCAATCACAATATTTGAAGCACTCTTTTGAGGAAAGCGGGAATTATGCTTTTGAGGACGCGATCAATGAACGTCTCTCTATCAATGTCTCGACTTTGTTATACGCATGTACCCGTCAATAGATATATTTGGCGGGTAGAGCCGAAGGAAAAAAAAAAATTTAAAACAACATAGAACACCGATCCTTCCACGCCTAGTAATAAGACATAGAATAGTCATAGACTATGGAACCAGAAGTCATACCAACCACGAAAGAGTTGGTCAAAGCTTATAAAGACAAGCTCAAAGAGCTTAGATCTAAGCCTCCAAAGAAAGAGATTCGATCCATTCTCCACAGAGCGACGGAGAAATACAAGAACACTTTCAATGTGCCAAAGATGAACGTTTAAGAAGTGCAGAAAGTGGAGAGGGATACTTCCGATCCTAACCATTTGAAGATAATCCGACTAGTTGAATTCCTGTAGCATCAGACACCTACTCAGCTGCTTAAAGCTATAGGTATGAAATAGGTTAAGACCATGGACCCGAACTTCGCCAAGTTAACCTTCCAATAATAACGTCAGCTTCTTTCGGAAATCTTGGCAGATGATTGGGCTCCGCTCATTAAGGGAGTAGCTACAGCAGTGTTGCCTCACATTTGGAACTATACGAAGAATAGTTCCTATGGAAAGAAAGCTTTATCTATGTTAAGAGATTACCTCGGGATAGACATAAATGATGACTCACTTGTCTTAGGTCCACATTTCTAACGGAATGCTTCCTACAACCGCAATATAGATTGGAGTGATTTTGATCCAGATTATGCCCAAGGCATTTGTGCTTACGATGGTGTAAATACGCAAGCCGTTTGTTCCATGCTCTTCCCAGAAATGGTTAAATCGAGAGTCCCATCAGAAACTTCTATCAGGTGCGGCTTGATCAATAAGACATATAGCTTCACCATTACAACTAATGCATCCGGTAACGCTGGATGTATCATCTAACCTTGGTAGATCACTCAGGCCAATTGGGTAGGTATTCTCAATGGATCTGATTTTAGCACTTCCACCTGGAGTCAGACTGCAGGAACTACTTACACAGCAGGTCCTCTTTAGGGTTTGACAACAGTCACGAACTTCCGTGTTACATCCACTAGTATAGAAATTTAGCCAATAGTTTCCTCACTGAATAACTAGGGCTAATTGACGGGATGTATGAATGATTCCAACTCCACTATAACATCTGGTTCTTTGCCAGTTTCTTCCACTACTGTTCGTGATTGCCAATACGTTACCTACGGAAATATAGCAGGATGTTCGGGACATCGATTTGTATACCATAACGACTCCACGGCGGATTCCTAATTCATGCCCTACTCTTCTTCCAACCTGGATACCGACTATATTACCCTCGTGATCTCTGGAGCTCAAGCTTCCACTGCAATACTATAGGTCTCGGTAAATTACCAGGCCGAATACGTGGCTGTCGGAAATGTCCTGGTCGAAGTGGCCAGCTCCCCCCCAGGCCCCGCTACTCAAAAGTGCCTCGCATCAGCACTATCTATGAACCCAAATCTTAGACTTCTAGGGCACCAGGAATCTGTGGCCCTATACCGATCTTTGATAGTTACGCCTCCGTCGTATGCGAGGGTATTACAATCTCTACTAGGTTAGAGCTACTCACCATCATCCAGAACGATACACACTTCTGAAGGCTTCTCCAATAGCGCACCCAACACCCAACTTTCTCACTCTCACAGTCCGGGTATCCTCAGTTTCGAGGGTATGGATTCTATTACTTCTTCCAGTTGATAGCAATCTACTAATCTGGTTAAAATTAAACTGAAAACGAAGATCCAATGATCTGGTCATCATATGACCCACTAAAATGCCATCGCACCCGTGTG